GGAGAATAGTAGCGTGCAAGGAAGTTGACCCCGCTATCTCCTCGGTACACCAAATGGGCCTCCAAGACCAGTCCGACGCGTTCTGCTGCCCACAGATGCTGTGTGGTTTTGAGATTAGCATCGAGACCGTCGTCGCCCAAGTGTATTCCGAGGCGGGCAAATGCCGCCTGCGGGTCATTTCCTTGCTTGCGGAATGCAAGATAGGACGTGAATGTAGCTCGTAAGGTTTGGAACAGGCTGGTGGCAGAGCAGCCTGATCCATGCGATGATCCTTGCTCGAATGTTGTTCCATTTGGGAGGATGCCGTAATTATCAGCATTCCTCTTTAACAATTCGTTCAATTCCCCCTTGTGGTTTGCAAAGGCCTTCATACAAACCGCACGGTCAACCTGACGCAAGCAATATGAAATGGTTCCGTCCATACGATGATAGTCAGAAACATTCACAAACTGCGCCCCCTCGCAAATTTCCGCCACACGCGTGGCGATTTGCAAAGGATTCTTGCCGGGACCATACCACGGAAACTGCTTACAATGCTCAGATAAGGATAAGGCAAATTGGGCCATGCGCAGCTTATCCACATCATTGTAGGTGGATATGTTGCGCGGGTCTTTAGGTCCCTGATAAGCCTCCGTCTTAATAAAACATTTCAATATCCTTTTCGTTAAAGGTCCGTTGACACAGGCCTTACGCAAGGAGAGTTTCTGGGCGGGGGTTGTCTGCTTTTCCGCCACAGTGGAATAGCAGACAGGTGCAAGGATCGCTCCTGCGACGACGAGTCCCGCAAACTCGTCTATGCACTGATCTCTGAAAGCACTAGGTGCTGGTTCCTTCTTCTTAAGCTGATTGATGCGTCCTTCAACGCACCTCTCTTCCGCATGCTTATTAGGAACGGGCACATATGCCTCATTGACCAGCGGACTCATGAACGCCTCCATTTTCGCGCGCGCGTTCGGGTCATAATCTTCAGGTCTGAACTGATATGACCGAACGGCCCGTTCAACAGGATACACTACGGGTACGGGTACCGGTTCGCTGTTTCGATGATATTCAGTCAAAACAGCGGCACTCTTCTTGTCCCCTTTACCTTCGACGAGCCAGCTTGCCGCGGTGGGTAACATCAATTTGTTGCTATCCAACCGTGCGGCAGCAGCTATCGCCTGGTCCTCAACTGCTGGTACGGTGGCACACAATTCCTGCCCTGGTCTAGCAGTTGTAATATATGTGCCTGTACGTCTTTGGATCTTAAACCGGATAAACTTCTCACCAGTCCTCGTCTTGACGACAGGATCAAACCTGGTGAGTTGTCTTCCGGAAAGCAATGCGCATGCTAGAGCTGCACAATGGAACCCAAAGATTCGCATTGGAGCTAACAACAGCAGCTGGCGGTGTGGGCCGACTTGTTTCCTTTCGACAGAATACGCAACAGCATGAATGGGTATACCGCAAAACTTGCGGACAGCCAAGATGCTGTCTGAGGCGTAGTTCCACAACTTATGGTGATAACATCCTCCTCCGGCAACCCAAGTTGTCAGGTTGCCTTCGCCGTCGAAACAAAAGCTCGTGTCAGACTCACCGCTTGATGCCGCGGATTCAGGAACAACCGTGTACATAATGATTGGCCGGACCTGCTTAGACAGCAAGGTTGGCATATCCATATAGTAATCGACATCGCAAATATATGCTATGTCTTCCGGTCGCTCCGACTCAACGCGGTTATCAGCATTGGTGTCTTTTGTCCAATACCACTGGCGAGTACCCCTCAACGCCTTCCTTTGGTCGGCCTTCGACATCCCATGGATGAAGAGGCCGGCCCCACAGTAACGCGCAATAGCACGTACATGGTTCGTGGCGGATGTCCTCAAGCTAGCGGCAAGAGCATGTGTGTGGCCTGGCGTCTGAGCAACGCTCTCGACCACAAGATTTGTGAATGCGTCTCTCACCAGGTCTGAACCAATTACAGGGTCCTGGGAGAGGGCTTCACACAGCTTTGAGAGGCCAGCCCTAAGGGCCTCCTTCATCTCAGCTGACTTCAACAAGAGAGCTAGAGTCACTGTAGACCCGAGCGCTACTACAACGTATTCTCTCATT